TCACGGATTTCTTTTACAGTTTTCAATTTTTGATAGAGAGAAGTATCTCCACCAAGACGAAGAGCACTGACAATAGTGTCAAGTTCTTTGTCGGTAATAGGAAGGTCCATCAGGAAAAAAATAATTCAAGGTTTACAGTCTTCTCAACACTCCATCCGATAGCATTAAGAATAGTTTTTAACGGTTCAATAAAACTCTTTTCAAATTGTAAGTTGTAGTCAATATACTTGTCAAGTTCAAGTTCTTTAGGAAATTCTTGGATGAAAGAAATTACATTTTCATGAAGTGGATTGGGTTCCTTCAAATAACAGAACTTTATCTTCTCACCATTTTGAATGAGTGAATATTTATTAGTCAGATTCTTCTCCTTAATATAATGATTATAAAGAAGAGCACCCCGACAATGAATAGGTGTTCCCTTTGAATAAATCCTTGCCCTGTCATGATACTTCTTGACATTAGACACAGATCTAGGGAACGAAATTTGTTCTGGTGGAAGTTGATTAAACTCTGAGCGACACTTATCAATAAACTGAATTACATCTTCTTCTGTACCATTCATCATCAGTTTAAGACCATCCTTAATCATCTTCCGACAAGGAGCAGGAGTAGATGATTTGACAGCCTCAATACCCATCATCTTGAGTTTGGGTTCTTCATATCGAACACCCTCACTGTCCCACACATTGAGGATGTATCTCTTCTTAGCAGTCCAGATACCCCTATCAGCAATATTCTCTCTTGCCATAACCATCTTCTGGTCATATGCATTTACGTAGGATGCCAGTTCTTGGTAAGAACTCTCAATAAAAGGCTCGAATTCCATTTCACAGACCTTATTAAGGAACGTGACAACACCCTCATTAGTTTTTTCTCTTCCCTTGTATACAGTCTCGACCAAAGGACCCAAGTTAAGATAAATGGAATCAGTATCAGAAGCAATAACATAATCCTGCCCTTCCGTTTTTAATACTTTGTTTAAGTAAATATTCATTTTATTCTCAATCCAACGAATTGAGACTTGTCCAGATAAAGTAATTGCTTCTGCGTTAGCGAGTTTATAATACCTAAAGTATTGATTACCAATAGCACCATAAGCAGAGTTCAGTTGAATCTTCCGCGCCATTTGTATGTTGTTGCACCTCGCAATCTCCTTCTCCAACTCTTTAGTAGGTGTCTTTTCCCACGCTTTCTTCGCCGTGAGCATCTTCTTCTTAAAAATTTTACGCTCATTGTAAATCTTCTCCATTAATTCAGGTAAAAATCCACGAACATCTTTTCGATACATGGATCCATTAGGACATACGGCAAATTCCTTACAGTCATCAAAATTTATTTCTTGATTAAGTATTCTATCAACCGTAGACGATGGGTGTCTGGTATCCTGTAACGTCTCTGGTGAGATGTTGTACTGCATGATAAGATGAGGATACAGACTATTAAGGTCAAAAGAGACAACCCAGTCATACTTTCCAGGAATCGGTTCTTTGACATATGCCCCCGCATACTTTTCGTTTTTATCAGACTTCTCTTTAGGAGGAATAACAATCCCCCTTTCCTTTAAGTAATTGTATATGATAGTATCCCACATCCTCACCTGATAGAATACATCTTCATAATTAACTTTAGCATCATACGCTAGAGTCAAAGCGAGTTCGATGAGTTTCATCTTGTCTTCCAAACGGTCAACAAGTTCCACGTCAATGATATTGTATTCTACAAACTTCTGCCACCCTTTAGTATAGAAGTCCTTAAAGGTATCAAACTCAGAGTGATCAAGTTTCTTTTGTCCAAGTTCCACACTCGCAATATAATCCAGTCGATAGGATTCCTGCGCCTTATAAGTGAACTTCTTATAAAGATCAAGATAATCTAATTGAGAGATACCTCCAATGTCATAAGAGATGTTTTTACGACCTTGAATATATGTTTCATCTTCGGTAACTAATCCCCAAGGAGAAAGTCTCTTCATCAACTTCTCACCCAAGATCCTGTCAATACGACGAACCAGATATGGAATATCATAAAGTTTACTATTCCATCCAGTAACAACTTCTGGCGTATTATCAATCCACCAAGCAATGAAATCATTCAACAAATCATATTCATTGTTAAACTGCTTATAGTAATGATTACCTTGCTTCAGTTTGAATGGTCCTTGTCCCCAAGTAACAATCTCTTTTGTCGTGTAGTCTTGAAGAGTAATCAACAAAACTTCTTCAGCCGCAGACTCCACATCAGGGAATCCATTTTCTGATGCAACCTCAATATCAATGGTTGTCAGTTTAATCTTACTGATATCAAATTTAATTTCATCTTCGCGGTAGTTGTCAGAAATGTATTGGTAAATGAATCTCTCATTTCCATACACATTAAAGTTCTGTACACCATCATATTTTTTTATGAACTCCCTGCAGTCACGAACTCCTCCAGGTTTAATAGGTTCAACATATTCACCAGTCAACGTCTTATAAAAACCCTTTTTATTGGAAGACACAAAAAGGGTCGGAGAATATTTCTCTCGGACCATGAAGTTTTTACCGTCTTCATATCCTCGAACGAGAAATTGATTTCCGACCATCTGGACGTTGGTGTAAAATCTCACTTAGTCAGAGTACGGTATAGTTCCTTGATTCTATCAGTTGGTTCGGCAATAGTCAAGATCTTATCAGAATGAATTTTGAACTTCTTCTCTGATGTAATATCTCCTAACCAAGGTTGAAGTGTCCCATCTGGGATAATATTAAATGGTTCAACAACAATGCAATCTGGTTCACCCAGATCAGCAGAAGGTGCTTCTTCTAATACAGCGATTAGAGTTCCACCAGTTTGAAAAATAATTACTTTTGGGTCCATATCAGCAATCCTCACATCCATCAGTTACAATTAGCGATTGTGTTTGAGAGTCTTCTTCTTCTTTAAGAATATCTCTCAAATACATTGAGTTGAGTTCATCTACTGGATCTACAAAAGTAACAATCCAATCAAGAGGAACTGGAAATTTGTATCCCTTACCAAGAGCAATCCAAGGACTCAGATTAATATCAAAAGATGTTCTTCCAGTTTCTTTATTCAGTTCTGGAGTTCCTGTGGTAACAATACAGGGTTTATTAAAAAAATAACCAACAACCTTGTCTTCCAAGGTCATCTCTTCTACATCAGTAATAATTTGTTCGCCCGTTTTAATAACGGATAGTTTAACAGTCATAAGTCTAATCTTTACTCACATTATAGTATTAAAAAGAAAAAAGGGCAAGGATTGATTCTGACCAATCCCGCCCATACAGCGACGATATTTGGGTGTACCCGAGATTATTTATAGATAATCTTTACGAGCATGGTGCTCAGGAACAACCTTACCCAAGTCAATAGTCAATAACCCATTCTCAAAAGTAACTGATCTAACTTCCGTATCATCACTGAGGGTCCAAGCTCTGGTGAAAGATCTTTGAGCCAGTCCTCTGTGGGCGTACTTGGTATCATCTTTAACTTCTTTTTGTCCTTCAACAAAAAGTTTTCCAAATTCTTTGTAGACATTTACCTCTTCCTTTTTAAATCCTGCAAGTGCAATTTCTAAACGAGATTCTACATTGCTAACTTGAATCAAATTATAGGGAGGATAATTAGTATTAGTCTCATGCAGTGAGTATAAACGATCAAAGTATTCGTTCATACCAATACTATTGCGATGAACACGATCTAAAAATTGATCGATGTTAGACGCACCATACCTAGTAAGGTCTGTCATTTTTAGCTCCTTTAAAGCGAGTTTATGTTGTGTGGACCCCGAAGGCATCCAATACTATTTAACCATAAACCACAAAAAAGATAAATCGCATTTACCGAATATACTTGTAGTATTAACCGTTATCGTATTGATACTGAAACATCATTTTAGATAACTCTGTTCTCATATGAAGTAGATATTCTTGCTCCTCTGCAGGTCTGGCAGGTGAACCTGGCCACATCTTGATTGAATAACATATGTGGTTATACAAAAGTTTTAAACCATGATAGTCCATTTTCAATTCACAAGTCCATTGAGGATAGGGTATATCTTCTTCCATACAGACTATTCGGTGGTCTCTATTTTTTTCTTAGATCCAATATTATACTTCTGTTCCAACAACCAATCAGTCTTATCCCTATAAGAAAGAACTTTAATTTGGTTTAAAGGAGCAATGTCCGAAATACTTTCATCATTAACTACACTAATCAAACCCCAGTCAGATAAAAGTTTTGCAATTCGATTTCTTCTCTGAATATCATTAACTGTAAGGTTAGCATGCTTACCATCCAAAGCAAACAGTTCCTTAAAGTGTGTAATATAGTATCTACCTTGCTTGTGCAGAATATGACAAGATTGATACAATTTCTTTTCCTTGCGCGAAGCTACTCCGATACGTGTAAGAGTTTCACGAACTTTTAAAAAATCATCAGGTTCATTCAACATAACCTCAATCATCATATCAGGATTCCAATTTACCTGAGGTTCAACAGTATTTGTCATGTTCCACCAATTTCAAGTCTTTGTTTAATGTAATCGAGTTGTTCTCGTGACAAAATCTTTAGTGCCTGTTGCGCCTTTTCATTACTATAACCATAGTAGTTCTTGACAACATCAAGATCTTTAATTTTATCTTTTCGGAGCCAAGGAGAGAATCTCTTACGCTTCCTCAGAGTATTTATATAAAAAGAATATTGCATGTCTTTATCTAGATGAGATTTCATATTCATCTCATTAGCAAAAAGCACACAATCTAGATGTCCAGACAAACATTTATTAATAATAAATGCAGGATAAGAAGACATGTCTTCAGACAAATCTTCCTTTGTGTGGTTAATTGAATTCAACCAATCTTTAAGTTCCATTATTGTGAAAAGTAATCAGGTAATTGATCTTTAGTAACAGAAACAGTGCATCCAACAATAGTTACACCAGGGTTTCTTGCCTTAGCAATCTCTCTAGCATCCTGGAAGTCGGTTGCCTGATAATTCTCTTTCCAAAGTGTGCCCGCTTTGTACAGTGATACTTCTACTAACATAATTCATTAAAAGCAATTCTTTACGTGTTTTTTGATCCGACATATAATCACCAACAGATCTCATAGTATATGTAAGATCAAACTCTGCTGCTCTCCACTTAGAATCAACAAAACGATTGGTAACAAGTTGATCTGAGTTATAACTAATCATCATATCTGTAGAAGAGTTGTTGCAATCTTCTGCAAATTTGTCATGATCAAATCCTTTATGCATTGATCCACTCTTTCCATATAAATTATCTTTAATATCATATGGAGGATCTAGATAAACAAATAC